AGCCGCCCGATTTCGTGGAGCATCAAGTTATTTGTCGCACTAAACGATGAGATGACCTGTGGGTAGGAAATCGGAAACCCATAGTTGCTATCCACGATGATGTTCTCATCGCCCGATACGACGCTACGAGTGAGAACCGTGTCGATGTTGGGGTTGCCGTTATTCCCGACCTGAATCCACGGCTCATCAAAGTCGAGGTAGGCATCTGTGGTGATTGATGTCATTATTCCCCCTTAGATATTCTGCGCTATCAAAGCGGTAGCGGATGTCGCATTCGTAGTTGTGCTGTTATCCGGCGAACCGACAACCGGCGTGTCGATGCCGTGGTCATTGGCAAGGGGGTTGCTATAGCAAAGGACATTGGGCGTATAAATCGGCTCTCCGGCGAAGTGGTCAAAGCGAAAAGTAGTGCCGGCCACAAGTTGCCATGTAATCGGAACATTATTTGCTGAACCATCTAGCGAAGTGTAGGAACCGGCCAGAAGAACCGCCTCTTGGGTAGCACCCGAACCGACGATAGCCACACTCGTATTGCCCGTGATGTCGGCGGTCAAGTTCATTACATTGGTGGTGAAGGACAAGGTATTGCCACCACTAGCGTTGCTCGCACTCACTACCGTGGGGTTATTAGAGATGATGATGGTGTTGTAGGTTGCACCACTAATTATTTGAGTTCCAAACCCAGTCACGACAGTTCCGATGGGGATACCGGTTCCGGTGACAAGCATCCCCTTAGTGATGCCGGTGGTCGGGGCCGCGCTTCCACTTCCCTTGAGGGTATAGAGGGTGTTCGTATTCTGGCCGGTTTGTCCAAAAGTCACGGAGAGTTCGACGGCAATTTGCGCCGGTGCTGGTGATGCGACAAATGAAGTAGATACTCCACCTTGAACATCCGTGTAGAGGCTTGTGGTAAAACGAGAACCTACTTGGTCAATAGTGAGGGCTTCCAAATCTCCCGCAGTGTTCGTGCCAATCCATCTCTTGCCGAGTGAGTAGGAACCTACGGTTGTACCACTGAGGTGAACGCCACCGATAGTTCCATTATTGACGGTCACTACACCCGAGCCGGTTCCGTTGTAGGTGGATGCCGAAATAGCCGAAGACATCGGGATGTTCCAATAGTAGGTAGATGCACTCACCGATGATGGGGTCATCTCCCAGAGGTAGATGTTATTTTGGTTGTCACCGTTGGAGTAGGCGTTTTGCTGAACGGCGTAGTTTGTTGATGATGATGAGTCAACCGTAAAAGTGTTTGTGCCGGTCACGGCGAGAACCTTCCACTTTGAGGTCGTATTGACGCTCGCTTCACCTCGGAAAACGAGCCATAGGCCGCTAGGGTTTGCCGCTAGGAGTTGGCTAATAATCGTCGTATCATCACAGGTCACAACCGTCTGCGCACTGTGAGAGATGCTCACAAACTTCGCCACAGGCGTAGATGCCCAATTGGAGATGTTTGCTGAAATCATCAAGGTCTTGAAGTATGGGTAGAACCACATACTGCCGCCCGTTCCACCGTTGCCATCGGCATTGGAACCGGCTTGATTACTTCCAAAAGGCGTAGGGTCTTGCCAGCAGTAGAAGGGTGGCGTTGGACCCAACTGCACCTTGTAAGTATTATTGCCGGGCGTGGTGATTATTCCGGTGTAAGCCTTTGACGGCGTGTAAGCAAAGAAAGCATCGCCACTTGTCGGAAAACTTCCTGCACCTCTATTTCCAAACCATAAACTTGTCGGAGCCCCTGAAACAGATACGGTGAACTTTGCACCGGCATCGGGGTATCCACCGAGAGGTGCGTTAGAACCCAACGCCCAACTTCCGAGCCCGCTAAGAGTTTGTGCCTTGCCGTCAAAGTCGGCAGAAACGCTAGTTATGGGTCCAACGAACTCTGGTGAATCGTATCCACTATTCGCATAAATGCTGCTCGAGGTTCGCCACACAATTTGGCCGATGGATACCACATTACTTCCGGGTGCGAGGTTTGCTGTAATGGTGTAGGAACCGCCGACCCAAGAAATAGCCGTGATTGTCCCGCCGACCATATCAGTAGAAATCTTTGAGCCAAAAATAGGCTTGCTGATTTGGAAGGTATAGGAACCAGTGAGCAAAGCGTTATTACTAAGTGTTAGGTAGTCGGTTTCGCCACCAGTTCCAAAGAGTGTTCCGGTTGCGTAGGAACCCGTAATCGTCGTATTTGCGGGCAAAACGCCAGATGTCTGGCAGGTGATTACCGAACCAGCGACCATCTGAACATTATTTGACCCAGTGCCATTCCACGGCCCAATAAGGGTATTGCTACCAGATGTTGAGGATGCTGAGTAAATATTATTTTGCCCCTCTATTCCAGTTAGGTTGCTCGTAGGGTCCACCGATGACCACATACCCGTTGATGCCGTGTTTCCAAATCCGAGAACCGTGTAGCCGCCCGAAGTGGTGATGCTCGTAATAGTTCCGAGATACACGCCATCTTGGTTGACCACGATTTGCCCAACGGCCCAACTGCTCACGGCAGATGCGGCGTTCCAAAGTGTGATGGTATTAGTTGTCGTATTTACGGACTGGACATAATCAACTGACCAGTCGGGGATAAGGCCGGTGATGAGGCTTGTCGGCGTGGCCGGAGAGCATGTGAGATAAAAACTAGTGTCGGTTCCTGCGGCAACATTGGCCGGCGTAGGAACTTTTGTGGCATCGGAGTAGTAGGTGACGCTGTTGTTATTGATAGTCGGGATTTGGCCGGCTGTGCCTACCTGACCCCATTCGGAGTAAAAGGCTGGTGAAACTCCGGTGGCGCTATCGCCCTCGAGAACTATAAGTTCTTGGCCGGCAGAAAATCCGTTGGTGTCATTGACGAATACGAAGTTGTCGCCGTTATAGGCGTAAATAGGCAGAAACGATGACCATAGGCCGCTAGGTGAATACGAATAAGGCGCAGCGTAGGTATCCTGCGAAAGACCCGTGACCCCACTAAAAAACTTCGCCACATTGTCCACGTGGATTTGATAGATGTTTGTATCAGCAGTTCGGACCGCCGAGCAACTAAGGCGCGTCGTGTCGTTTTGCGCCGTCGCACCATCGGGAGCACCGTTGATAACCCAATACTTAGGGTCAATCTTGGCCTTAGTCGGGGTAGAGGTGAGGGTTTTCATTAGCACCCCACTCTATCGCTACTTTGGAAGTTTTACCTGCCTAAAGCCTTGAGGCTTCGCTCGAGTTCCTTAAACTGTTCACCAACATGGCGCTTGACTTCCTTCATAGTGGCGTGGTCCATAGAACCGTGAACATTGACAACAAACGAACCCGGCTCAATATTGACCTTGATTTCGCCACGATGTTCGGCCTGACGCTTCTTGCTAACCATCAACGCCATTTCAGCAGCGGCAATACCCGCCAAACCGCCATTGCGCATCGCCGCTTCGGATGCGATGGGCCGCTTGTGCTTCTCTATGCCTCGAGCCATAGCCACGCCGAGTTTCTCCGACGAACTGACGATGTGGACATTTAGAGCCCCGCCCGTAAAGTGCATTTCCTTAAGTTTGCCTAAGCCTTGTATGTGTGAGGCGTTGCCACCAGAGTGCGAATCACCACCGCCACCGCCAAATAGACCGCCGAAAAAGCCACCGATAGCACTACCTACGCCGTGGAGAATCGTTCCCGCAGCCTTTAGACCCGACTTGGCAAGGCCCATTCCAAACTTAGCGACGTGTTTTGCTCCATCCCACGCATGCTTAGCAACGCCTTCACCAAAGTGAACAATTGCCTTACCAGCGTTAGCGACATGGTGGGCGATGTTCTGTGCTGTTTTGTCACCCCACTTGGCGACATCCTTGACACCGTTCCAAATGTGATGTGCGGTCTGACCGATGAAGTGGTTGATTTGCTTATGCCACTTCATATAGGCGACGGTCACACCAGCAACGGCTAGACCGATACCCAATGTGGCGGCCCCACTCGCAGCACCAGCGGCGAGGATTCCACCCTCAGCAGCGGCCTCGCCTCCACCGACGAGTGCTGTTTCACCAGCACCTTCGGCCACCGCCTCGCCACCCGCTTCGGCTTCACCAGCACCAAACTTTCCAAATCTCTTGAGAGCGTTGCCGAGTTTGCCCTTGACTTTATTCTCAACCCACGACTTGAGTTTGCCTTCGGCCTTTTTCTTGACCTCTTCCTTGACCTTATTCTCAATTTTGTCTTTGACTTGGTTCTCAATAGAGTTACCGCCACCGCCCATCGCACCAGAGTTGATGGCGTTTGTGAGGTTCACCAAAGCCGCTACGAGGTTATTGGTCGCAGAGAGTTGGTCCGTTGCGACCTTCGGAACTTCCATACTTCCGAGCGCACCGCCAAAACCAAAAAGGTGTTTCAGCAGACCGAACTTGCCGCCCTTTTTGCCGACTTCCTCGAGGTCGCGACCAGCAGACTTGGTTAGGCGTTCTACCCATGTCTTGCCTTCCTTTTTCTCTAACTTCTCAATCATTTTGGCGGCGTGCTTCTTGAACATGCCGTTTTCCAACTTGTCCTTATAGGTAGCGATGCGTTCAGCACGAGCCTTTTCGATTTGCTCTGCGCGAGTAGCGAGGTCGCGAGACAACGCTTCTGAACGCTTCGTGCGTAAGTGGTGCGCCGTAGAAAGACGGCTCAAACCTGTTTCACCAGCCTCACCCGCCAACTTGAAGCGTTGGACAAATGAACCGCCACCAGTCTTGCCGAGAGAGCCGATGATGCCACCCACGCTCTTGAGTTCGCCGCCTAACCCGATGACCTTGCCAATAACAGCACTAATACCTTCTCCCATCGCCATAATCGGCGTGAGGAACATACTCTTGGTAAACCATACGGCGACGAGAAGTGCGATGGCTTGGGTTAGCCCCTTATTGCCAGTCATCCATGTCACTAGTTTGGCGATGGCATCTATGATGACGATGAGGGCGGGTTCCAAAGCAACCAAAAGGTCTGCCCATACCTGCATCACCTTCACCAACGCCGGCCCCATCGCTACGAGTAGCGGTGCGACGGCAGCGAGAAGGTTTCCGAAAGCCAATGCGAGGTTTGGAATAATCGGCTCGAGGGCCGCAAAAACGCCAACCAACGACTTCATCATTGAGGTCAAGGCTCCGTTTTTTGCCATTTGCTGAAACGCTTGGGCGATGGCATTTACGCCGACCATAAGGTTCTTGGAGATAGATGCCGCCATCGTCGCAAAAATGCCCGACAAGGTATTCATACCCGAGCCAGTTCCGACGATGATTAGAAGTGCTTTGGAAATAGGTTCAAGCACTGCTGATGCCAATGTGAGAAGCGGTTGGAGAACGCCGATAAGGGCGGGCAAAAATGAATTAGTAAAGAGGTCAATCAAAGGCTTGATAGCGGTGATGATTGTTCCGAGAGCCGCACCACCCATATTGAGGACCTGCCCAAACGCATCACCGACATCCTTGAACAAAGGGTAAAGGCTGGTCACAAAGCCCGTGATTTGGTTAGCAAGGGCATCAAAGAACGGCAAGAGCCCTTGACCGAGGCTCGTATAGACGAGTTGTAGGTCATTCTTGAGTCGCTCAACTGGTGATGTTCCGTTTTGAGCAGCATCCTTGATGTGGTTGTTGATGGCCGCCAACATCGCTTCCTGAGCCGCGTATAGACCGTTGGTGCTTTCCAAAGTCTTGATACGCATCTGCTCGTTTTGCGACAAGGTGAAACCATAACGAGTCATTGCCGACATACGACGAGCAGGGTCCGACAAGATACGGCCTAACATACGAGCCGATGAAGTGACCGAGCCACCGTGACCGCCAGCCATAGTTGCTGAAAGGTTAGTGGCATCCGCTAGGAACAATTGGAAGTTCTGGTGGATACCGTGAAGCGGACCGTTGACCGCACCGAGAGAACCGGCAACCAAAGGACCCGCAGTAACGAGTTTGGCGATGTCGCTATTCGTTAGGGCGAGAGTTTGTGCCTGAACTAATTGTGCCTTATTGATACCAGTTTGGATAGAGAGGTAGGTCGCCTGACTATCCAACATCTTTGAGTAGAAGTCTTGGGTGAACTGACCGTTGGCGCGGTTAGTTTCATACTGCTTCTCGCTGATGGAGAGGTTGTATTTGCTCGCAACGCCTTGGTTCGTCAGCAGTGTCGCTTGAGTGGCTTGGAGAGCCTGCATCCGTGATGCGGCCTCAATAGATTTATCAAAAATCGTAGCAAGGCCAACGAAACCAATAGTCCTACCGATGAACTCTTTGGCGCGGCTGAACTCCGCAATAATCTTGTCGGCGGCTTGGTTGGCGGCGTCAGCAACATTATTTAGTGCGGTCTTGGCGCTTGAGTCATCCATCAGGATGCGGCCACGTAGGTCCATACTCATTTCACCACCACCTTTCCACTAACTATTGCTAACCGTTTCTCGCTTCCTTCATTGCCTGCTCTTGTTCATGGGCTCGTATCTGCCACACTGCCTGCCACTCGGTCAATTCCATTGCTGAAAGTGGCCGATGCGAGGGAGAACCGTCAAGTAGTTCGCTAACGGTTCTCCCCAACTTCTCTGCTAACTCAAAGATGAAGCGACGCTCTGGGTTAGCGAAGAGTCTTTTCCCGCCGCTTCCACCGCCTCGTCGGTCATACCTGACAAGCGCATCGCAACGGTAGCGATTTCCTCAATCGCAGGGGCGGCCTTTGCCATCACTGCCTCGCGGTCGCTGTCCAAAAACACGCGCTCGCCCGTTTCGGGGTCGTAGGTGCATTGGATAACAAGGTCCGGCAAAATCTGCTGAACATTGAACTGACCGTTGCTACTCGACATCGCAGCGTCAATCATCGACGCGCGAGCCTTTGCCGTGAGCGACTTCACCAGAAGGGTGACATCCCATTGCTTGATGTAGATGCTCTCGCTATCGATGTCATCGGTAGCAAAAATCTTGTCGGACAGAAGTGACATTTGGAAAGGCTCCTAACTAGGGTTTGCCTAGAGTGTAGTGCGGAAAACCTGACCGGACACTTGGATTTCACCATCAAAGGTCACGATGTTATTTACGCCACTCTTGAGGTCATACTTCGTCAAGATGCCCTGACCGTAGTACTTCGTGTCAGCCGTGAGGCCGGTGAAAGCACCGGGGGTCGCAGGACCATACACAAACTGAACAAAGTTGCCAACGTTCTGCCAGTTGATGATGCCGGCCATAATCGCATCAATACCACCGGCGTAGCCCGACGAAGCGAGGCTCTCGTCAAAGTGGCCCGCGAAGGTGATGGTGTAGCCCTTAAGACCCATAATGTAGGTCTTTACGCCGTATGCAGAGAAGGTCGTAGTTTCCTGCGCCTCAATAGCCTGCGGGAAAGAGACATCGTTGAGCCACTGCGAGATGTTTACCATCGGGGTCACATTGTTCGTGCCAGCGATGGCGGGAACATTAGCCGAGGTCACGGTCATCGCGGTTGAGGACAAGGCCGTTCCATAGACCGGAACAGCACCCACGAGGGCGTTATTAGTCGTGAGCGTGCTCGTCTGGCCGATAAACGCACCGTAAATGCTCGCACCCGCACCCGCGTAGGTCATAGCGTTATTTGAGGTCAGCAGCGTTCCGGTTCCAGCGCCCGAGATAGCGACAGAGGCGGTGGTTGAGGTCGTAGTCGCCTGAACCAACACGCCGCCGGTCAGACCAACATCGTAACCGAGTGCGAGAAACGCATTCTTACCGTGTTGGAAGGTAGGTGAAGTGGTTGAAGTAGCCATAATGGTCTATTCCTTTCCTAGTATCGGGCGAACCCGAAGTAGATAGTGGCGCTTCCGGTTCCGGTAAGCGTGTACGCAAGGCGCGTGTATTGATAAATGGTTCCGGTCAAAGTGGTCACTTGAGCGCCAATAGCGCCATCGGTCACAAGGTTGCCACCAGTGTTAGGGGGCGTTCCGCTAACCCATGTGGTTCCATCTTGGGAGTGCTGAAATACCAATGACCATGTGCCGGTGCCAGTCGTTGATGCAATCCCGAGAACTAAAAGACCACCATTAGTAGTGGATGCTGTGCCAGCCGAGGCCGCGGGAAACGGCGTGTAGGCAGGGGTATTGCCCGAACTAGACACGGTGAGATACTTACCTCGCCCACGCCATACGCCGCCATCGGCCTGCAAATCCATTTCAGCAGTGACAATCCCAGAGATGGGCGATTTGAGGTCATACTTAGTCTCGAGGACCTTCGCCATAAAGCACAACTCGTTATCAGTGATGCCGCCAGCAGGGAAAACAATGGCAGTCTCATCAGCAGAGTTGGCTACCGCCGTTGCGAGGATGGAGTCCACACCAGATACGGTTCCGTCATAAAAGCCCGACATCGTAATCGTGCCTTCCTTGAGGCCGGCGATGTAGGTCTTAAAGCCGTTTTGGAGAAAAGTTGTAGTTTCGTCAGCCATATGCTGGAACGCGACGCTGACATCATTGAAGAAGGGCGAGATGTCATAGCCGATGCCGGTGCTAGAAACCGTCAAAGACACGCCAGAAGCCGTTGCGGTGGCCGCTGCAGACAAGGTAATGGTTTGCCCCATAATGTTCGTAATCGTGGTGTTAGAGGGGATACCAGAGCCAGAGATGGGCTGGCCGATAGACACGGAATAGGTCGAACTAACGGCGACGATTTGCGTTGAGCCGCTAGTGGTGTTCGCAATAAGGGTTGCACCGGTGTAGGTCGGATTTACAAAGATAACCCGAGTGTTCTTACCGTGGAGAAAAACAGGAGCCGTAGTCGTAGCCATTAGTTGCTACCGCCATCGGTAGTTTCAGCACTCGCATCGGGCGTAGCGTTGGTTGGTGCGGAGTCTGATGTAGTGTCAGGCGCAGGGTTGCTAGAGATTTGGATAAAGCCATCAGCGAGAAGCCACGAAACGCTCTCGCCGGGGATGTCCGTGACGATATCCCCACAAGCGGCGGTCTTGCCGTTGTAGGACAATGGTGACTTGTCGGTAACGAGATACGCCACCTGCTTCGCCTTAGCCATTTTCGCCTTCCCTAGTGGAGTTGCTTTACGGCAAATCGTATCACTAGGTTTGGAAAAACCTACTGGTCATCAGCCTTTCGGATATTGCGCTTACGACGAGTTGCCTTGCTAACACGGTGGGGGTAGAAGGCTCGAATGGTCATGTGACCGTAAACGCCACCGTGAACGATGACATCGGTGACTTCGCCATCTCGGGTGTGGACCTTAACGAAGGTGAACTCGCCTCGCTCGCCCGCCACCTTGACGGAATCGCCTACTTGTATGCCATCCCACTCGGTAGCCACCTGATAGGTCGGCGTGTAGTGGGGAGTGATTACTGCTGTTTCACGTCTAGCCATTGGTATCTCCTTTACCAAACACTAGTTTAGCACATAACAATAAATCGGATACTAATACCCTGATTACATTACTTGCCATTGTTCACCACACTCGCACACACGGAAGGTTCCGGCCTGCGTCGTAAACTCAATCGCCTTGTCGTGCTGGCATCCCTCTTGTCTTACCTCAACTATCGGCTCGGGTTCAGCATGACCGATAAACGCTTCCACTACCTCGAGGGCGCGAATAGATGCGATAGCGGCGGTTTTGGCCGCTAGAAGGGTTGCTCTAAGAGCCTCAAGTTCAGTAGGGCGCGACTGTGACTTGGAAGTTGATGGTGAACTTGGGTCGGTTGGCATCATCATAAGGTAGCGGATTTGGAGCACTCGTGGGTTCCGCGCGCAAAATAGTTAGGCCGTCAAGCGTCGTAATTGAGGTGAACGCCCCCATTGCGTATTGGATGGCTCGGGTCCATGACCATGTTCCGGGGTAATCCTCGGGTTCGCCTCGCACTTGGATTTGGATACGAGGGTTCTCTAGAGCAAAGACCGCAGTTCCCATCGTAAAGGTGGGTGCGCCAGCGGCGTATTGCTGTATCAGCACCGCCGAGTTAGGGGCTTCGGCTGGAAGGCGACCGAGAAAAAGGTTCTGCCCGAGCACAAGACCCTGCGTTGTTCCGTATTTGGAAACAGTTATTTGCGTCGGCAAATAAGTTCCAAAGGCATCTAGAAGGTTCGTCATTATTCGCCCATAATCAAGTTGGTGATGCGAGTTTGGATGTTTTTGATGAGTTCGGGGGCATCCTCATTCATCGGTTGCTCAAGATACTTCGCTTGACCGCCGTTGGGGTGGTTCAGTTGTAAGTCCTCGTGGATGTAAAGGGCATAATCAGCAGTGTAAGTAATAGCCACTTGGGGGAAGTTGCCACCGCCCACATCAATATAGTCAATCTCGCCACTATCACGAAGGTTGCCAGTCTCCACCGGAACAAGGGTTTGACTTTCAGCAAGCACCTTTTCGGCGTATTCGTCAAGGGCATCCTTGATGACGAGGCTCACGCCCGGAACGATTTTTTTGATGCGCTGGAAGTTGGATAGGTCAAATGTCGCAGTTGCCGTAAGCATTTCAGCACCTACTCAAAGTGAAGGGTCGTGTTGTAGCCCACTAACCCATTCTCGTCAAAGTTATTCTCGATAAACATAAGGACTGGATGTTTGAGCGCAAGTTGGGTCTGGTTTGGAACGGTCACGCGCGCTTCGGTGGTGATGTTTGGGTAGAAGCCAGCGAGGTAGGCGCGGCCAGAACTAAAGCGGTCACGCCCATCTGGTCCGGGGACCACCTTCATCTGATACTCAAGTCGGCACTTGATAGTTATTGGTGTTCCGTATTGGACGGTTCCATCGCTAGTTCCATCTGAACCGACTGCGTGGCGACCGTAGCCGTCTAACACCACTGTGCCGTTGACACCGGGGTTAGCCACGATGTTCTCAACGACGATGGTTTGGGTCATCAACGCCAGAAGGTCTGGGTCAATGCCCGTAGTTGCGATTTCTGGCGTTTCGTACATTATTCGCTAACTTCGGTTCCGCCCGTAGCAGGGTCATCGGGGTTGTATCCAGTTCCGTAGGTCGTGGTGACACCCGTGACTGAATCGCTCGGCCACGTATTCGGAGTGGCGTAGTAGGGGTCAAACTCGCCCGGAATCTTAAACTCCGCACCGAGAGCGCGTGGGTCTGCATTTCCTGTCGGGGGCGCAACGCGGCGCGAACGAATCAGCAAGTCTTTAGCCAAACGCTCGTAACGCTGCGCTCGGTCGCCCAGAGATTTGGAAATAGATAGCCCACCAACACTCTTGCTCTCGCTTTGGGCAAGGCCGGTGAAGTAAGCGGCGAGGTTGTAGCAAGTATTAGAAGCCGCACGATACGGTTCGTTATTCACCTCGGCGAGGTTGAATTGGATTTCCTCATCTTGAACCATCTGGTTGTCGATGTTCGTATCACCAATGAGGTAGCGAACGGTGTCCTTTGGCGATGAGCCGGGGTTCATTGAGTAGGTCCACGACATAGTTCTCTCCCTTACATTGAGGCGAAGTCAAAACGCATAGAGCCGGTGAGGATGCGCTGATACCCGCTTCCATCCGTTTGTGTCGCAGTGATTTGGAAATACCAACGACCCGACGAGAGGCTCGAGAGTTCGTTTTGAGCCCACACGACAACGAGGTTGGATGAACCATTGATGCTCGTAAACCCATTGATGCCCGATGTCTTGATGATTTGCGCGGGGTTCGGGGGTTGGCCGATTTTCATCTGGAAAGTCCAACCTGTGCTGAAATCAAGGGGATTGCCGGTGGAATCAAGCCAGAGAAAGTTCGCATCGGGGAGCGAAGCGGCGGGTGTGGGGTATTCCAAAGTGTCGGGCATTAGGTATTGTTCCATTTCCTCTCAGAGTAAGAGGATACCCCACCATCCTCAAAAGTCACAGGGGCCGCCGTTTCCGTAAAGGTGGCATTTGCCGTTTCAGCAAAACTGCTTGGACCGGCATCTTGCTGCGTCAGGGTGTCGTAGGCATCTTGGAAAATAATCGGCGCAGTGACGATGATGAGGTGGATGAAGTAGGTCGATGTCGCTACCTCAAAGAGGGAACTAGAGGCCACTTCCGAGTGGGCGAGAGAGCGAACGCCTACTGCGGTTTCCCTAAGTGCTGATGCGACGGCTCGCAGTTTTGCGCTTTGGCGTTGTGATGAAGCGATGTTTTGCACCTGCGTAATCCCAGTCTTATTGGAGTTTCGTGCGCGCTTAGAAGTTTGGACCATTGTTTCAGCACTTACCCCACGACGAGTAGCCATTATTGAGCGTTTTGAGGTTTGGATTTCCGTGAGGATGGAAATCGGAGCCTTGCTATAACTTGACAACCTTGACGAAGCCGATGCAATAACTTCTGCTGATACGCCGATATGAGTGCGAGTGGAGAAAGATGAACTCGCCGAGTTTGGAATAAGACTTGCGGGAATCGCAAAGTATTTATAGGTAGCACGAGTGGATACGGCAACTTCGTTTAGTGCTGAAACGGCTGTGGCAACAAACGCCGCCGACCTTGCCGAAGTTTGGAAGTTGGCCGTGTTAGCAGATACGCTACGTGGCATCACCGTTGCTCGAGTATCAACTGTGACCTCAACGCCCGGTGGGTAAGGGGGATACCCGACATAAGCACTCGTATAAATCAAACCACTAGGTAGTGGCGTAGCAAGGGTGGCAGAGGAATACGGCGCACCGGTGCGCGTAACGGTTTCGCTAATTTGTGACAAAATAGGTATGACCACTGACCCACCGCCCGAGTATTGGAAAACAAACTCGCTTCCCAAAAACTCACCGTCAGTTGGTATGAAGTAAGTGATAGTGGTTGAGCCAGCAATAGGCGTTCCGGTCAAGGTAAAACCATTAGTAGTCGTATGGGGATAGATAAACGTAAACGGCGTTGCGCCACTATCCCCGACCTCGTTGTAGGCGTGGTTGGAAGCCCCTACCGAGTTTGGTGATTGGATAGATGAGGAATACTTTTTGGATGTTCGTTTGCGAGCGTCGGTGGCCACAAGGGAAATGTAAGTAGTTGTCGCTCTTACATGGGATAGAACTTTGGAACTCGTTGTCGCAAGGCGTTCCGAGACTGCCGAAATTGCGTTTCGAGCGCGGCTAGACACGCCATCGGTTGCTGAAATAAGTGACGAAGCCGAGTATGCGTTTGATGATTTGGCTCGGTTGTTGACGGCGACTTCGGCGAGAGTGGAAAGAGATGCCGGATTATGCGTTCCAAAGTTGGTTGCCACCGACAAGTTGGTTTCAGCAGAAATCGCTGTGGGATTGGCGACACGGTTCCGAACATCAATAGCCGATTCCGATAAGTAGGTTTCGGGAAAGGCAAAAGAGAGGCGATTACGAGTATTTACTGCGTAATCAAGTAGAACTGACGGCGAAACCTTGGATACAAGGTTGGCTCGTGCTGAAACGCCGATTTCGGATAGGGTCGTGATGCCAATAACTGAGTATTGGATACCGAGACTGAGTGTCGGGTCGTATAAACCACCAAAGGCAGTCGTTCCACCACCGTTGTAGTAGGTGATTGAGACTGAGTATTGCCGGGAGATAATGGGCATAAGCCCCTACCATCCCCGACTACGCGCTCAACAACCAAGTAGGCGTGACGTTGAGGGTGTCGTTGACGGCGAGCGTCGGCGTTGAGCCATCGGCAAAGGTTGAGGCGTACACAAGGGTTCCGGTGGTTCCCGACGAGGCCGCTGCTGATGTAGTCGCAGCCACGATGAAGTAGCCACCCACAGATGACCACGAAGCCTGCGCCGGTCCAAAGGTTAGGGCCGATGACGATGTGACCTTCTGGCCCGAAACTGCGTCACCGATGGTCACGGCTGCGCCATTGGTGAAACCACTAGCCGAAGCGTTGAGGGTCACGGTAGTTCCCGAAGCGGCGGTCACAATGAATAAAGTTCCTGCGCCAGTTCCGGTGGTTCCACCACTCGCACCGACGATGTTTACATACATACCGGGCTTGATGAGCGAAAAAGAGCCGGTGCTGAAAGAGTTTCCGAGGGCGAGGATGTAGCCGTTCGCACCCGCGCTCGAGGTCGTAGCGGCAATAGGGCCGGCAGTTCCTTCGGTAGGCGAGGAACTCCAACTCTTTGCGGTGGTGATGTTTCCCGAAGTAAAGAGGGCGGGCTGGCGAGCGTATCCCGCAGCCGACAGTTCGGTGATTCCACTCGCCATCGTCGCCGCTTCAGAGGGAAGCGAACCAGTCCATAAACCACAATAGGTGTAGAGGGTAGAAGGGGCCGAAGGAGCGCCGACCATCTGCGACAAAATAAGGTTTAGGCCGACATCGGTGTAAATCTGCGCCACTTTTGACTCCTAACGGGTTTGGTTCCCCACTATCTTGCCACGAGATTTGGAAAATCCTGCCCTTATTGGCCGAGCGTAGTGTGTAGGGGTTGAAGTGCCGATAGAAGTTCTTTTGCTAAAGCGATGCGAAAAACCTTAGGGTCAATGGTGATTCCGGCACTAGCCAAATCCGATAATGGGCTATCGGGTGTTCCACATGGGATTATTAGGCTATCTTGCTCATCTAGGTCAATACTTAGGTTTACGAGAGCCATAACATCAACTACACACGGAACCATTGGGTTTCCGATATGCGCCATGCCACCCGCCACCGCAACTTTGAGTGGTGAATCGGTATCGCTCTTTACCCACACTCCGGGTTCGCTAGGGTTCCCCGAAATAGAACCGAGCACTTTGTCCGTATCGAGAGAAGTGATAGTTGATGAAATCGCATCAAGAACGGCATTTGCTACGCGGATAGAGATGACTGGTGATGGTTTGGCCTTTATGGAAACTACGACAAAAACCTGCCCATCGCCGTGATACGCCGTTGCCCCACCACGAACTAAAAGTTTTACGATGGGGATATCTAAATTAGGCTGCAAAAAATCGGTAGCCTGAGTAGCGGCACCAGTGCTGATAACCGTTTCCGCAAACTCTCCAATAAAAGCGATACCTTTATTTACCTCGTTCATCGCAAGGGTTGATGATGCTAGTTCGCGCACCCATAGCGAGCCAGCACTATCGCTCGCCCAATCGCATTGGACAATGCTCAACAAATCGTCATCTGCTGAAATACCTTGCACCATCGCATCGCCATAGTTATCGCTACTAGTTGCGGTCGCCAATAGCGCACCCTTCGTCATATCAACATAACCATCGTTGGTCGCATAAAGATTGAGCGTTCGTAGCCCACTCTCATCTAAGAGGTGTTCGCCGATGATGTGGTTTGGAAATGTCACGATGTCCTTAGAGGATGTTGGTTGATGGGAAGGCTCGGGTATTGCCGTACATAATCCTAACTACACCGTGACCGCCACCACCATCGGTTCCTGAATACAAAATCGTTGCCGTTGCTGTTCCACCAGTTCCGGTTCCTACGGTTGTATTTCCGGTGTTGGTAAATGTCCATGCGCCCGATGAGCCACCTACGGCATTAATAATAATTCCAGTGCCGTTAAAAGATGAGTTGCTTACGCCAGAGACATTGACGGTTTGACCAACGGAAAAAACTTGTGTCGTACCTCCGTATGTGTAAACAGCACCACCAGCACCTCCCGAAACGCTAACAAGGGAGTGAGATGGCGGGGTGGTTAACGGTGCTTGACCGCCAACTCCAACCGAAATTGTGTAGGAGGTTCCGGGCGTCACGCTAATGCTGTTCGCCCACGCTAATGCTCCGCCACCACCACTACCGAGCGGCCCATTTCCACCGCCTCCAAACTGACCGCCTGCACCGCCAGTCGTGCTTGTTGATGTAGGAGTTCCGTATCCACCGTAACTGGCGTATCCGTATGTACTAAATGTCAAAGCCCCAGACTGGGCAGTGGCAGAAACTGGTGAAGAGTTTTGCGACGCTACGGCAAAAGTAGTTGATGTTAGGGAAGTGATGGCGTAGTGGTTTGTTCCATACAAGTTGGAGTTGTATGTAGTGAGATTTGTTCCAGTCAAACCAGTGATGGTGATTAGTTGACCTACCGATAAGAGCAGTAGGGGGTTGTATCCATTTGCCATCGTAAAGATGGCGTTTCCACCCGTTCCTTGGTCTTGAGCAGAGGTGATTGGTAGGGAGTAAGAACCACCTTGGAAATATTGGGTATTGCTTTGAGCGCCTGCGTAGCCACTATAGGTAGTCGGTGCGACATATCCATTGAGCCATACACCGCCACCGCCACCGGCAAGATTGGAAGTGCCGGTAATCGTATTGATGTCAGAGCCGGCCCCACCACCACCGTTTACTCCGTTAGAGGTGATTCGCGTAACAGTTCCACCGAGGCTCGGCCCAGTTGAGGCTCCGTTTTTATACCAATAGAAAGAGTTGCTAGATGGAACCGATGTAATAATTCCGGTGCTATTGGCAAAACCCCCGCTAGGTCCATCCGTAGCAGTTCCGTTTTGGCTAGGGAAATTAAAATACCCCGTTGTGCTGAATGTGACCGTAGTTGCTGTACTCGTTCCCGTGACCGTAAAGGTAGTGAGCAGAGATGCGGGGTGGGTCGCCTTAACTGTTCCCGATGGGGTTAGCGAAGTCGAAGCGGTGCTGGCGTTTCCCGCCAAACTAACTGCACCGTTTGCGCCTACTGGGTTCACCACAAACTGCGTACTAGTAGCAGATAGCAAAGTGACTAGTTGGTTGCCGTATCCTTGATAGACGGTTCCGCTATCGCTAACGGCGGTGAGGGCGGTAAATCCAGTTCCGGTGATGGTAAAGGATGTCGTAGTGCGACCTGTGACGAAGCCGGTGATGTTGTAAGCGGTATTGCTCAACCCAGTAATCGTCACTAATTGTCCGTTTGCCAAAGTGTTATTACAGGTGTATGTGATGACCGTAGTTGTTGCGCCAACTTTGGTGATTGTTCCGACAGATGTAGCACCACTCAACTGAACATTTGCGCTAGCAATAAAGTTATTAGTGGCCGTATAGGTAGGGTTTTTGCTTGCGTTTGTTGTCGCAAGGGTCGATACCGTTCCTGAAACTTGGTCCGTTATGCCCGAAAAGGTGATGGTGTCGTTTGCGAGGAAATAGGTTCCGTTGCTTGACAAGTTTGCCGTTCCGGTGGTTCCGTTGGCTGTCACGCTCGTCACCGTTCCCGAATAACCCGTAGTTCCAGCGATGGAAACAATTTCACCAGTGGAGTAGCCGTGATTTGACGATGTAGTAATAAGGGCAGCGTTTTGCGTAGTCGCCACAACCATTGGTGGAGAGGTTAGAGATTGGCTTGAGGCACTTGCAATAGTGGAAATGGTGATGGCGATATCTGATGCGGAGTGCGAGTTTCCACCCGAACCGCCATAACCACCAGCACCGCCGCCACCCGAATAACCTTGACCGCCGTTCCCCCCACCCGAGTTGAGCGCGGGTACCGTGTATGTTCCCCCTGCTGAAATAGTTGTAGCGTTGCTAGTCATTGCTTGACCAGCGCCACCGTTTGCTGTGACCGACGAACCAAATGATGAGTTTCCACCAGCCGGCCCAGATGCGTAATAGAAAACAGCCGCCTTGGAGTTTCCCGTATTGATAATGCTCCCACCGCCGCCGCCTGCACCGATGGCGAGGACATCCACCAGATAAACGCCTAT